GAGGCAAAGCCTTGTTGGTGCGTAGAGTTACTACAGCGTTGCGGATATCCGCAGTTGTAATTGTATCTACTGGAAGCACTGCACTAGATGCTGTTGGAACTGTTCCTGATGGACCATTTGCATAAATTACATTGGTACCAGCACAAAGAACTTGACCAACAACATTGTCAATGCTGTCTGCTGCGTTGTAAGCGATGATATCAGCAAGTGCTGCATCTACATCGTTAAATGAAGTTAGGTTTAACTTCTTGGTTGTTGAAACGGCTGAGCCGTATTCAGCAAGGGTTACAGTAACCTGTGATGGGTTACCTAGAGCAATTGAGGAAACGTCAGATGATTCTGTCAACGTAGATGTAGCTTGTGCTAAATCTGAATAGATTGAGAATACAACTGATGATCCTGGCATTGCCTGTTGAACTGGTTTAACATCTGCAAGTGAGCGCATAACAGGAATGGAACGAAGTGCCATTCTTACATACTGATCGTATGCTGCTTGAACTAAATTGCTAATGCTGGATGTAGTGGTTAAACTACCGCCTGGAATTGCCATTGGGCATTACCTTTCATTAGGATTGGATTAGAGTCCAGATCCCTTAATGATTGCATCTAACTCTTCGCGAGTATTAGCGTTCATAAGTTTTTTCATAATATCGTCATTGTGCTCAGGTGTAATCCCTTGCTCAACAGTATTAGTCATCCTCTTGTACGCTGCCGCTTGAGCAGGGTCAACATTAGGTTTCTGGGGTACTTCTTCGGTTTGAAGGCCAAACACATCTGCGTTTGCTTCTAACCATTTTGATACAGACTCTTCAGTTGGGTCTATATCCTGCGGAATAAAAGAAGAAATCTTCTGATTCACTCCGCGACTTGCGAGAGCTTCTTTGATTGCTCGTTCTCTTTGCGCTTTGTTTAAAGATTCAAAGTTAGACTTTAGTTCTGCTAACTCTTTATCTTTTTGCTTATTAGCCTTGCGTAGTTGTTTAACGAGATCATTGCTTAACGATTCAACACTAGTGTCGGTATCGTCATCATCCTCGTAGTCGTAGTTGGACATAGTCCATCTCCCATTCGTTGTAGTTGTCGTAGACCTCATACAGTTCGGGGATCTCTGTATGGCTTCTACTACCGGTCTTGTTATCACTCCATCAGGCCGGTGGTTCTGATGGCAGGCTTAGTTAATAGGAGCCAGCTCTGTCTCTCGCTAGTGCTCCACTGGTTATACCAGTTTGACCACCGAAGGTGGCCTTTTCCATTCCGATAATTTTCTTACGTTTTTGTCCTGCTTGAGTTTGTCCAGGTAAACTAAATATCTCTTCTTCAGCTATTGCTTGTGTATAATCTGGTTCTTGATAGATAGAGGCTAGTTGTCTACCTCGTTCAAGACCGCCACCAATAGCACCGAATCCTTGTCTAGCAGTCTCAGCAGTTACTCCATAGCGAGCAAGTTCTTCTGACCTAGCAGCAGTTGCGCCTAACTTAGCACCCATTGCTGCTCCACCAATTTCAGCAGCTAATACTTTCTTTTGTATATTTGCTAATCCTTGTTCTGGATCTAGAGTATAAGCAAGAATATCACCATCTTTAATATCAGGATAGAATTGTCTTAACGCTTCCTTAACCTGTGGTGCTGCATCAATAACTCTCTTTTGTGCAATAGATATACGATCTTCTAATTCTGCAGCAGAAACATCTCCTGCAATAAACTTTTCAAATCCTGCTTGTTTACCAGTAGCATCCTTAGTGTAATAGGTTGCAGGTAATCCATAGTTACGCATTACATTCTGGTATTGATCTTCTAAAGTTACATACTCAGCCTCTGATAAAGCCCTTAATCCTTTAGCAATACGATCTTTATTTGCAGCAAAGCGAGCCTGATATGCTTTAGTTTGACGTAAGGCTAAGGTTAATGATGCTTCATCAGCACCTGTTATTATAAGATCTTTTACATCATCTAATAAAGTACCTAGCCCATATCTATTAAACTCTGCAAGTAATAGATCAAAAGCGGATTGTCCAGTACGGCGCTTTCTTTCAGCCTCTGCTGCTGCATCTTGTTGCCTTTGTAATTCTCTTTCCCTTGCTAATATTTCAGCATCGGTTGGTCCAGTTGAAGCAACGGGTGTAACTACACCAGATCCAGATTGGTACTTTTCTAATAATCCAGGCAGTTTTGCAAGATCTTGCTGTAGTTTTTTATTGGCAGCAGCAATTTGCTTATCTACTGATGTAGAGGTAGATGGTTTTTGTGCGGTAGGCTTCGATGCAGCAGGCTTTGAAGTAGATGGAATACCGCTATAGCCACCAGATGTAGTAGGTTTCTTAGGTGCCATAGTTAAGCCTGAAATCCAAAGTCCCTAAGGACTTTAAGTGCAACATTAGAAACATCCCTCTTTGCATTGTCTGTATATTGCCAACGATAATCTTTACGTAAGGCTTTCTCAAAGTCATAGATAGGCATTTCCTTATCTGGTCCGATAGCGCTACGAAGTGTTGGATCTTTTAGATCTATTGATTCAGGGTTTAGTTCTAGTATAGAAGCCATAAGATTTCTATAAGGTGAGTAAACAGTATCAAGATCTATGCCTTGAGCCAGCAACTTCTGTACCTTCTCAGGCATACCAAGTCCTGCAATACCGCGAATTTCACTATCAATAATTTTTATATCTGTACCATCTTGAACCCTCTTAGCAAAGGAATCAATTTGGGATTGATTTAAAGTTACACCATTTGCCTTGGCAGTACCTAATATAGATTGACTTGTAAGAGCCGTCTTGTCTGTTTTCTTTTTAGCAAACTCTGGTAATTTTTGTAACTCACCAACTATAAACTGAGATTTATCTAAACCACCAGTTCTAATACCATTAACAGTCTTGAATGGATTTCTTCTTTCAGCACTTTGTAGTCGCTTTGTATACTTTACTAATTCAGCAGCAGTTGGGTCTCTATTTAATTCACTCTTAAAGACAGAGGTAATAATAGATGCAGCCTGAGTAGGATCAGATATTGATGCAAATATATCAGGTCCACCAGCACCGCCTGCACTTCTATAAGTACCTTCTGCAGTAGCAATTGTTAAAAAATCGGGAGTAGATAAAGTTCTACCTTCATCTATAGAACGTACAAACTTATCTGAAAGCATACGCTGATAAGCAGCTTTTAAGTCAGGAGAGTACTTTCCATTTAATGGAAGATTAATACCATAAACTTTATTTAATTGAGCGGCTAGATCTACTCTTTGTTGATCGTCAAATGTTTGAGCAAGATCTTTACCAGCATTAGCTAATTCGGTAGTAAGTTCTCGATCTTGAGTCTGTCCCTTTTCGGCGGCTTCTTGTGCCGTCTTTTTATCTTTTTTATCTTTTAATTGAGCCGCTAAATCATCTCGGTATTTTTGAATTTCATTCGGACCATAACCAGCTTCTGCTGCCTTGCGAGCCTCATCAGCACTTCCGACTTCACTAACCACCTTAGAATCAGCCTTTGCTGCACCGAGTGTTTTTCTTAAAGCTTTTAACTCTGATTCTTTAGTTGCTATTAAGTTGCTTGTATCTGCTAAATCAGTTAATATTTTTAGACCTGCTGTGCTTGTAAGATCAGGCTTCTTTAATAGTCCACCCTTACTTGCACTGCTTAAACGAGATTGTTGTTTTTTAAGGTTGGCTAATTCAGCTTCAAGTTTATAAACCTGTTGCTGTTGTTGTTCTAACGTAAGAGCCACTATTATTCCCCTAACAATCTACTAAATATAGACATATAAGCCGCTTGTGTGTTTTCATTAAAAGATGATAACTCTCTGATTCTTTGTAAAGTACCAACTTTAATTATGTCAATAACATCAGCATTACCGCCAGCTATCGCAAAGACTTCCTGTTGTTTACGATAATCTTTATAGGCTTGTACCATTTCCCTCAATACCTCTTGAGTTTGAGGTCTAATATTTGAGAATCTAGGATCATCCAGCATCCTAGATAGATCATCTAAAGCGTTGACTCGCTCTATTTCTTTTTCTCTACCCTTACCTAGATACTCCTCTACTAGAGGTTGTCCGGCATTAAAGGTATCTTTCCAGTCATTAAATTGTTTACGTAAAATAGTTCTAACGGAAGGATCTAAAATACCCGCTAATGAATTATCAAATTCATCTTTCTTATCAAAGTAAGTTTGGACACCTGCTGCTGTTTGTACCTCTAATAAATAATCTTCTACTCGTTTATTTTCTCGTAACCCCATAGACTTCATAGTCCTATAAGCATCCCAAGAAAATGCGCCTTTGTGTGGTATTAGGAAAGCAGCGCCTTCTTTGTAAGTATTAAACAGATCAGAGTTGTCTTCAACGAACTTACCAGAGTCTTCTGCTGATTGGAAGTAACCTACTGTTTTACGCTCTGATTCAGATACGGTGTATGGAACTTGATTAGGATATAACTCTACCCATTTAGCCATAGCAGCATTGGTATCGCCATTATTTTTTTCTAATAATCCATACCAGGCTTGCTTCCAACTTGCCTTACCAGAATCTCTGACCCACTCAGCCATTTCAGATTTAAGTTGGATAGATGGAGAAGCTGGAGCAGCAAAACCATAAACAAAACGAACTGCAAGAATAGCTAGAGTAGTATTTTTTACTTTCTCTCTATATGCTTCCCGTTCGGCAATAGTTGGTGGTATTGGATTACCAAACTCATCAAACTTTTTAGGTATACCATTGCCAGATGCCTCAAGATATGTTACTGCCTTGCGATAAGCAGAGGCATATTGGGAATCTCTATCATCTTGAGACAAAGCAACTAACGCTCTATTAACGTGTGCTGGCATTAACCTAGAAATTAATGGTTGATCAACAGCATACTTACCTAGAACCATTCCAGTAATACTATCTGCTGTTTTTTCTGAACCTTCAAACGGTAGAAAATCAACTACATTAGATAGCATAGTTACTGACAAAGCACCTAAAGGACCTGAGAAGGTTGGTAGTATTGAATCAGGATTTAAAGATGGTGTTAGCATCTTTATAGATCCACCAAACTGCACTGGAAATGGAACTTTGAAATCTTGTGGTATCCCCATAAATTCCAAAACACCTTGCATTGCTCTATAACCTGGAGCAAAGTGTGGATATACAAAGTATGGATTACCCTGGTCATCTTTTTGTATATATCCACTATGGTCTATTCCGTCAAATATTAATGCTGCTTTTTGAAAAGCCTCAGGATTATACTTAGCGAGACGACCTAAACGTCTGTAAAAATCTTCTTGAGCACGATAGAATCTAGCAAAGTTACGCATTGAAAAAGATATCTGAGATCTAATTAACGGATTATCTACATAAGATAGAACCTCCATAATGGCTCTTTCTTCTGCAGCTTTAGCTAATTCTGTCTTAGCAGATTTTATTGCTAACTTATACTGGACAGTTCCTTGCTCAATACCTTCAGTCCATTTGTCAATAAATGCTTTTTCAAAACCTTGACTTCGCATTTCTTTACGGATACGAATTGACTCATACAGTGCCATAGGTTGACGAGATAAACGAGCATTGGCAAGACCTAACCACACCCATCCATTCTTAATAAGGCTAGATGTTCTCTCGCTTTCAGGAACAACCGGTATTAATTCTGGACCAACATACTCTAATGGTAGATCCTCAAGATCTATATTTTGAGCATCATCTAAACCTAACTTACCAGAGATCACATACTGGTTTGTGTTATCATCAAAAGTTCTTATTTTATTCAAAAGATCTAAATTGATTTTTTGATCGCCTCGTTTGGTAACTAAATCTTTAGCGTTTTGATACACCCTTGTAGCATAAGTTATATCATCTATTTTAAGATCGCTAACAGCAGTTGCTTCCTTTTTAAGCTGTTGACCCTTAGGAGTCTTCAACCAATTAACTAAAATACCAATTGCTTCATCGGGCGGTAGGTCTACATTTGCAAGAGCTATAGAACCTAGCTCATCATTTCCATAGAAAGAAACTCTTAATAGCCAACCAATTAATGAGGCTTCACTCTTATCACTGGTAATTGCCCTAGTACCAAAACCTGCAATATTGGCTGCTTGAGTATATTGTTTAGCAGCAGTAGTTAAATCTAGTCTAAGAGGCTGTGCTCCAACACCAAGATCTTTAACTAATTGCAATACGGTTTCATTATAGGTAGCACCTGAGGCAAAGTTCATACCACCTTCAGATACAGAAGACAATAAGTTATCTATATTTCCATAAATGATTTGTTCAGTTAAAATTTCAAGAGATTCATCATCTATTAATTTAATACGACTAATACCAAATTGACTTAAGAAATTATTTATCCTACCTTTAGATAAGGCTTCAGCAAGTATTTGTCTAGTTTGACCTGCTACTCCACCCTCAATGCTTTCTTCTACTTCAGCAATTTTTAAGTTAATTGTTTTTGCTTGTTTAGAATTTGGATCTAAGGCTTTTAATTCTTTTTTAAGCTGAAATAACTCTTCTCTTCCAGAAACAATTTTAGCATCAAGAGCCTTAATTGCTGCAGTATTTGCCTCGGCTTCTTTTTTATTTATAAATCTCATCATTACACCCAGTGGGTTAGCAGCGAACTTTTCTGCTTTAGTTAAGCCAGGGACAGTCTGCATTGCAGTATTTAATAAAGTAGCTGTATATTTTTCTTTTACTAGACCCCAAGGACTGGTACCCTTAGCAAGAGCAACCATTAAATCTTCGCCAGCATTTCGGATTGCATAACGAGGACCAGCAAGAGTTGCGAAAGACCAAAGACCAGTAATATCCTCTACCCATTTACTATTTGCAACTCCTAAAACTTTTCTTGCAAAAGCACTTTTACCTGCTAATAGATCTATATCATTAAGATTAGGAGCAGATACAATTGTATTCATTTCACTAGGAAGTAATGCTTTTCTAGATAAAGGATCATCTCCTAAACCCGTACGAATATTACCCTTTTGAGCTAATGTTCTACTCATACTGTTGGCTTCTGGAGTTAAGTTAGCACCTCTAATATCTGCAACTTGTTTCCAAACTGACTGGTAGATAGAGTACTTTCTAGATATATCATCAGTACCAGCGTATGCTTCTTTAAATAATGTTGCCACATTAGTAGGTAAAGAAAGTGCAGCCATACGATAGATCTTATCGGGAGCATCTTTTGCTAATAAATCAAATTGATTATCTTTAAATATTGGTATTGGTGTAAATGCTCTTTTAATTTTATCTACGGCATTAAAAAACTGTAGACTAGATTTACGAGCAGTTCCTTTAACTGCTTCACCATTTAGTGCTTTTACTAATTTACCAGGCTCTGCTGTAACAATTTCATCGTATAAACCGTCAAGATTATCAGGTGAACCAAATACTGCATTTACTATAGCTGGAGATACTTTATTAAAATTAAATACTTTGTTTGCTAAAGTTAAGGTATTAATTCTAGACTTACGACTAAGGTCCATACGAGGTAAGATTACTCTTTGACGAGCAACTGATCCCTGAGATATAATATTTATAGCATCTCTAGTGTTTTCAAACCAAGCTTTAGCAGTGGTTGCATTTGTAATCGGAACTGGTCCTTTTATAAATTCATCTACTACGGAACGACCAAACTCTGGCATAAGAATAGAAAGCTCTCTTCTTGCCTCTGCTGCAGCCTTAGGATTACTTCCTTTAGAATCTATTAATTTTTTAAGAGATACGCCAGCCTTATCCCATAATTCAATTGTATCTGGTCTATCAAAGTATTGATTAAACTTAACACCCTTACCACCAGCTTGTGCTGCAACTAAGGATACCGCATAACGATTAAGATCATAAAGTTTTTTTGCTTTACTTGCTACAATAAATGGATCGGTACGAAGACGAAATAAAGCATCAGCGACACCTGATACTGCTTTGTAGAAAAAACCCTGTTCTCCAAAAAACGGAATATTAAATCCTAAAACCTTAGGAGCACTTAATTGAGTTAAATCACCAGGTGTTACGATATCAATTAAATTTGCTAGTTGACGACCAGGAGAAAACTTAGCCGCATTGACAGCATTTAATGCCTCTGCAAATTCTTCTTGTTCTTCCCTAGTTGATTCTTTATTACTAGGATCTGCTATACGAAGATAATACTTTTCTTCCTCTGTAGCATCTTGTATCAAATCTGATAAATTAGCACCTTCACTAATTTTTTGTGCAATATTAATTTGTGCTTCAGTATATTTATTTTTTGCTTTTTCAATACGATCAGTATTGTAAATTTTTTCGCCATCTTTGCTAGCCTCTTCCCAAGCAAAGCCAAGTGTTTTTCTTTCTACAATTGGAATAGCAACAGCACGATAAGTTTGACTTACTCTGTCAGATAAAAAATTTAAACCTTTAAATGCTTGGTAGCCAGTATAGTGCCAAGCAGTTCCAAGAATACCTTTTGGTCCTTCATCCGGTGATTCTGTACCAAATGTATCAACTAAATTTTGTTGTTGAGCTTGTGGCAAACCATTATAGACAGAACTAGCCACATCCTGTGGCATATTAAGTAAGTTCCTATGTGTAGATAATGCTTTACCTAGGTTATCTATTCTTCTTCTATCTTGATCTGATAACCCTGCTGCATATGCTGCTGCTTTTAAGCTCTCAGACATTAATTACCTCTAGATAAAGCGTTCTGATAAAGATATTGGATCTCACCGGTAGTGTCGTAGGGAATCATCTCTGCTAAAACATCTGATAACTTACGATCAGCAAACTGTGATTGCATCATAAGTGATGATGCGCCAGCACCTTCTCCCATATCAATACCAGTAGTAATAGGTTCTTCTGGTCTTTGTGATGGTGCAAACAATGGTGTTACTGGAGTTAATGGATTAGCAGGTCTGCCACCTACATCATCTGCAATACCACGAGTCTTTGACTTAGGTGCTGCTGTATTAAGTGCAGCAGTCTCGCCACCTTCTCCGTATGATGTTGAACCAAAACCCATATCTGTTCTCTTGGAGTATTTACCTGGACCTGATGCGCCAGCTAATGGACCTCTT